CGACATAACAACTGCTCTGTTTGCTCTAGGAGTTGCTGCCCCTGCATTCCATGTAAATGTTTTACCATTATGAATAGTTGCAACAAGTATTTGACCAAAATTATCTAGGCTCCAGAGCCCTGGATCCAGAGTCACATCACTAGTTGCACTTGCAGTTCCCCATGTACCTGAACTCCATGTGTCTGTACCCCAACCTAAACCTGCCGTTTGAAACGTTGGACCAACTATTTCATATGGATCTATTTGAGCTGAACCTGTGCCAGATGTTGTTCCAGCTGAATTAGAAGGCATAATAATCTCAAATGTATTCGCAGTTTTATTTCTTACTTCAAAAGTATTTTCTGTAAAATCTGTTGTTGCATAACCAGATCCTGTTGGAACCGTAACAGATGAAAATGTTACATATCTTCCGTCTAATAATCCATGTGCTGTTTTATTTACCGTAACTGTAGCAGAACCGGATGTTGCATCAAAATCAGCTCCTGTAATACCATCATCTAAAGGACTGATATCAAAAAACTCACCTGCATAATATAAAAACAAACCTTGTGAAGTTCCTATTGCTACGTATTTTTCACCATTTATAGCTACAAAAGTATGTTGTGCTCTTGCTACACCAGGCAATGTATTATTAGAATTAGTAAGTTGAGACCAACCCCCTATTTTTTCAGGTAGTCCATATCTAAATCTAACAAAATCTCCATCAACCCATTGTGATTCAGCTCCTGAATCAGTAGACATTTTGTTAAAACCAGGTTTAAAGTTAAGTTTTTGTAGCATATATTATAAAGGAGACAGGGGGTGTGTGGTGGTGCCCTGCCTCCATTATAGTATACACTATAAATCTATAGTATCAACTCAGTTAAATCACTATTTGAGCCTATTATACCTTTATAAAAAGTATTAAAAGCTAAACTTATTCTAGTATTATTTCCTTGTTTAGTATCTACTTGATGAATTGTTGATGATGGAAACATTACTAATTGACCTGTTTCTAATGCAAACCACCAAGTTTCAGAGTTCCAAATATTAAAATCTTTTACTTCAGGTTTTATTTGCTGGTAGCCTTTTGAATTAGTAAATTTAATTTTATCATTTTCTTTATCGCAATCAAAATATAATACACCAGATACAACTGAATTAGAGTGTTCATGTTTATGATGATATTGATTTTCTTCTGTGTAGTTTAACCAAGATTGAGTTATGTAAAGTTCTATATTGTTTTTAGGAGATATAATTTTTTCAAGATAATCTTTACAACATTGATCTAAAAATTTTTTAATATTTTTAAATTCTTTTCTGTTTAAAATGTAGTTATCTTTAGTATTAATATTTCCTGTATTTTTATTACATTTGTTTTTTTGATTATCTACAAATTGTAATTCTTGTTTTGTAAATGGTCTATCTATATTTGACATATAAATAGGTATTGGAAATAAATTTTCTATTATAGCTTTTTTCACACCACTAAATATTTATTATATTAAATCCCAAGTTTGATTTGTTTCATTCCAATTATATCTATTTTCTGTATCAGGTAAAGCAACTGGTGCTTCCCATTGACAAGTATCTTCGTTTAATATCCATGAATTAAAAGGTTTAGGTGCTATAAAAGAATCTCTGTCTTCATCATAAGTATAACCTATTCCTGCATAATTTTTTCTTAAAGGTGTTCCACCATTATTATGTAATCCACCATGTGTGTTATAAGATGTTTGTTTCCACAAAGGATAACCAGTTAATTTTGTTAAGAAATCTATACCAATAGATTCTTGTTCAATTCCATTAGAGTCATAAAGAACTTCATTAACTACTGATTGAACTTCAATAACTTTATTATTTAATCCTATTTTTGCAAAATATGCCATTATGCTGTGTAACTCCCACTTCCGTTAAATTGTAAAATTGTATTACTTCCACTTGTTGTAACAGTTGGACTTCCTGTTGTTGTACCTGTGTACCTTGCAGTTGGTAAACTTAATATAACAACTCCACTAGCAGCAGTACCTTGACCCCCTGAAACTGCACCAGCTCCTCCACTCCCAGAATTTACTGTTGCATTTGTTGTACCTGAAGCACCCCCACCATCTCCACCAGCTGCTCCACCTCCTCCAGCTAATCTTCCACCACCACCACCTGCTCTTGTTACAGAAGAACCTGTTATTGAAGAAGCTGTACCATCTCCACCTTGAGAAGTGCCATCAGTATTACCAGCTTCACCTGCTCCTCCTCCTCCACCTGCATCATTGGAACTCCTGCACCACCATTATTTCCTTGTGATGGAGATGTACTTGGTGTGTTTCCTGAACCGCCAGCACCACCAGGATTTCCAGGACCTCCTCCACCACCTCCTCCACCAGAACCACCAGAACCACCAGTACCTGAAAGACCATTTCCTCCTCCACCACCAGCAGAAGAAATTGTTGATAATCCTGAACCTGATATTGATGAAGCTGTACCATTTCCACCAAGTTGACTACCGTTTGTTCCTCCTCCACCAACTGTAATTGTATAAACTGTTCCACTATTTACTGATTGAGTTGATGTTCTATAGCCACCAGCACCTCCTCCACCACCATAGTTAGAACCACCTCCTCCTCCTCCAGCAATAACTAAAAAATCTACTGGATAAGATGGGTCTGTTTCATAAGTAACATCATCATCAACTGTTGGAATCCAACCTTGTGTTGCACCTGAATAAACTATTTTTACTGATTGACCATCAGTATTATATTCTGGATTAGGCGAAGTGTGGCCTTGAAAATTTAAACTGTTTTGATTTAGAGTAACTGCATTAGTTCCCCAAGTTCTTAAATAATCTACAAATACAATGGTATCGCCTGCGGAAGCTGAAGCTGGAAGTGTAATAGTACAAGCATTAGATGTTGTATTAATCCAATAACCATTTCCAGCTACTGCTGATAAAGTTGTTCCTGTAACAATAGATGATTGCCATGATATAACTCCTTCTACAGCACCATTATCAATAACCGTAGTTCCGTCTGAAATAACACCCATTATAAATCTCCTTCTATCTTGGATAAATTAATTTTAAATTTCTCTCCAGATATATTATTAATCAAGAATATATCATTTTTACCTTCCTGTAAAGTCCAATTACCTTTAGTTCCATCAATCATATTACCAGTATTTTTAGCCTGATTAGATAGATGTAAATCTCCAGTATATAAGTTTCTCCATACACTTGAAGCAGATCCTAAATCATAAGTGTCGTTTGCTCCTGGTACAATATTTCCTGTAGCAGTAATTCCTTCAGAAGTAACTATTCCTAAACCTACGTCTCCTAAGTCTGTAGAAATATCTACAATATTGGTTCCATCTGAATATAAAATTTTATAACCTTTATTTGTTGCAGACCAAGTAGCTCCTGTTCCAGAAGTGGTTTTGAAAGTAACTGCAAATGCACCTGTTGTAGCATTTTCTACAATATAAGTTTTTTCAATAGAGTCTGGAATTATTACATTAACAGCACTTGTAATAGTTCCTGTTAATTTTAAAACTTGATTTTTACCGTTTGATAAAACACCATTTGAAAAAGTTAAAGTTGCACCTGTTGTTGCATTTAACCCTACAGCATCATAACCACCAATTGCTTGTTCAAGAATTAGTAAGTTAGTATTAGTAATTTGTCCCCAAGTACCTGAATTTTCTCCAGTTGCTTGAACAGTTAATTTTAGATTAGCTGATGTTGAATTGGCCATATTATAAATTCCTTAATATTTTATTATATTTATATTTTGCATGTAAATCAAGCTACTTCTTTCCAACCTGGAGGGTCAATTGGTGCATTTCCTGTAGGTACTGGGTTCCATATGACTGGTCCTACAACACTTCCTTCAGCCATTGTCATTTCAATTCCTGTTAATATAGCTAATGAATCTGGTGCTGTTGCAGTACCTTCCTGCATTTCTAATTCTTGACCAGTTACGTCTACATCAACATCTACTATCAATGAAGCAGTTCCAAGATTTGCTGTAAAACCTATTCCAGTTAAATCAACATTTGCATCTCCAGTAACAGTTGGAGCATTTTCTTGCATAGTCAATTCTTGACCAGTGACCACTACGTCTGCATTAGCAGCTACATTAATATTACCTTCTGCAATACTTAATAGTTCTCCAGTTAAAGATACTTCAGCAGTTCCAGTTGCAGCTAACGTTCCTGCATCCATAGTCATTTCTTGACCAGTGACAGCTATATCAGCTCCTGCAGTAACTGTTCC